CAGGCACTATCTGACGGCAGAACTTGATCCGCAGATAAACCCGAGGGAGTACTACAAGCGCCACATTCCAGAAAATCTATACTGGAAAAACAACTATGGAGAGGAACACAATGTCAGGGAACTCTTACTTACAGAGAGTAATTATTCAACGGAGCTGATCGTCGAGACGATGAGCGATATCATCGTTGAAGGCGCTCAGGCGATGGTGTGCGCCAGAGAAGCATCCAACACTGTCACTGGCGTACGCAACCCGTTCAAATTCCCGCTCGGTTCTGCGTTTGGTTATGCCGAGATAGTTAGCGAAGGTGCGCAGTTCCCGCAGAGAAATCAGGACTATGACTATAAGCTGTTCGAAGCCCAGAAGATTGCATGGAATGCTCCAATCACTCAGGAAATGGTTGAAGACTGCACAATTGATCTCATCATGCAGGAAATTAAGTATGCGGGTAAGGCGGTTGAGGCTAAACTGAACTAGCTCTGGCTGACTGAGGCCCTCGATAATGCCGGTCTTGAACATGACACCGCCGGCTCAAACCAGGGTATCAAAGCGGTCATAAGCGCAGTCGGAGCAATGAAGGCGGCTGGATTCATGCCGGACACTCTCGTCATGCACCCGGAAGCTGAAGCGATGGTCATGGCCGACTACGCAACAGCGTATACACCACAGTGGGCCGAAGCCGTGCGCACCGGTCAGCTCCCGGATGTTGCCGGGCTGAAGCCGTATGTCCTGAACATTGCTGACGACTCCGATTCATACGCCTGGGGCTACGATTCCGATGGCGATATCGGCATGCTCGTGGTTGACAGAACTCACGGAATGGGTTGCGCAATAATGAAAGATATATCGGTAAAACGCTTTGAAGACCCGACAAGAGACCTCGTTCATCTCCCGGTAAGGATGAGAGCAGATGTGAACTATCTCCACGCGAACGCTATATGCCGCATAGAGTACTGAGGAGGTGAGGCAAAACGCTGACGAAAAGGCATCGCGGACTCAAGCACTTCACGAAGAGCTTTGATGCCATTTACAATCAGGCCTTTGTGAACAACCGCGGGTTCAGCGATGCCGATCTCGATTTTCTTGATCTCACTGATTCGACAGCCGGCGGCGGAAAATACTGGAAGCATACCTTCATAATCTACACTGAAGGGGACAGCACCAGATTTTCCGCACCGAAAATAAAGAAAGTGGATATCCGAAAGGTACATGACGGGACATTTCAGGAGGATGAGTAATGGTAACGAAAGTTGTAGGCGGACGGTTTGATGTCGGAGGTATAGGGGAATTTATTGAGGAAGCTGGATATAAATTCCTCGATAGCGATATATCAAGCATATCGGCCGGTGCTTCGTGGACAACCGGGAGCGGCTGGGTGGATGTACGGGGAGCCGGAGTAACTCAGATCATCGTGAAGGCGACAGGAGCAAACGCTTCATCGAGCGGGACAGTGACATTCACATTCGGAGCAAAACCAGAATCTGGTTCAATTTTCCCGGAGACCACAGTCGGGAGTTTTTCACTGACTCTTGATCTTGACGCCGATAATGAAGTGGTCAAAGATGCACTGATAAACACCAAGGGATATGGCTATCTGAAACTGCAGTCGGTTGAAAACGGTGACTCATCATATGCTGTGGAAGATGTGAACGCATATCTCTATTACAAACTGAAGAAGTAGAAGCCATGTATCCGAGAATCGAACCGTACCGGGAAAAGATCATTTCGAGACATATCAGGCAGGTTCAGGACGATCCTTCTCTCGTACTTTATTATCCTTTCATTGATCCCACTTCTTCCATTGTACAAGATTATTCAGGGAAAGGAAACCACGGTACGAGGTACGGCACAACGGCGATGGAAATCAACGGGAAAACAGCGCTGAGTTTCGATGGGATTGATGATTATATAGAGATTTCTAAGACAATAACATCACCAAATATAACTTTTATATCATGGTTTATGCGTACCGGACCGGGAGATGCTGGCGTTTTAAGATTATGTACAGAAGCCAAATCTCCTTTCAGTTTTGAATTTGGTGTGGGTAAAGATTCATTTCCAGGCAAGCTGGTATTTTATCTTGCATTTATTGATGAAACATCTACTGGTTGGGTAGATACGGGTTATGATGTTGAAAATGATGTGTGGTATTTCACTGCAATATCCTGGAATGGAATAGTAAAAACATATGTGAATCGCAATATAATTTATTCTGATGATACGTGGACAGGAAAAACATTGAATTCAGGACCGATTCGGATAGGTGGAACAGGCTCAACCAGTGGGCATTTCGATGGTCTTATCGCACTCCCTCGCATTTACAATCGCACAGTATCCCCGGCCGAAATTAAAAACATATACGAAATGGAGAGGGATATATTTGGTGTATGAAAGTAAATTTGGAATAAAAAAATACAAATCGAAAAAGAAACGGAAAAAACGGGATATCTGGGTGACGGAGATCAATTTCAAGAAAGATATTCCTGAAAATATATTGCAGATCATAAAAAAATATGAGGGAGATCATGAGAAAATATATCGAACTGATCGAATTGCCAGTAGATGAGATGGAAACAGGAGAGGGAGACCGGGATTTTGCTAGGATTGACGTCACCGGCTGGAACGATGACGATATCCTGATCGTCATCAAAGAACTGAAAGCATACGCTGAAAATAATATTTCAAAATATATAATTCAAATTCATAAATGCAACCATGATAAAGGTGGAAGATGCGAGATCGAGATAATCGAAAAGGAGGGTATATAGAATGGAAGAGTATGAAGCGATAAAAAAGGAGTATGATGAGCGAATAAAAGCACTCGAAAACGAGATCAAAGACCTGAAGGCATTCGCTGAGGGAAAGGCCGCTCTGTTCGGAAAGAAATGGTACAGATCAAAAACCGTATGGGTGAATATCATCGCAATGGCGGGTATAGTCAGCTCATACGTTTTTGGATTTGAAATCAGTGGCGAGGAAGCGGCCGGAATCCTCGCAGTGGTGAATCTCGTACTCCGCGCAGTTACAAAGGAACCACTGACAAAGTAATCCGGAATAAAGCGGGGGAGAGGGATGACTCAGGGAATGCCAGACGAAAAACCGGTCACGATCCGGGAAGTCTATCAGCTCATCTCAGAGATCGATTCGAAGCTCGACCGGTTTATGGAGGAAACGTACAACCGCCGGGTGAAATGCGAGAATAGATTTGCCACTCTCGAGACCAGACAGACCATCCTCTTCACCGTTTTCACCGGTTCAGTTGTTGCCGCCCTCGGTATGATCCTCGGGATGGTGGTGTAATGAGCGTGACTACAGATGAGATAGTGGCCCTGACCGGCACCGAGCTGGACAGCAGTGTGATCTCATCCCTCATATCTATGGCCGAATCTGAGGTAACCTCATTCCTGAACCTGAGCGGGATAACGAGCTATGATTCCACTGATTTCGATAATGCCGTGAGAAAAATAGCGGTTGCCCATGTAATTCAGCGCCATAAACTCGATGGAACAATGCCGGCAAATCTGAACATTGGCGGGATATCCATGTCCCACGATCCCGATGGTGCCATAAAAATGCTGTATGATGAAGCCAGGGACATCCTTAAAAGGATCATGCGCAAAAACGCGGGAATAAGGCAGATAATCAGAAAGGTGAACTGGTGATGATGACCGGGACGAAGAGATGGCTGAAAAAGACGGTGGAATACTACGCTCCGAACGGATATTCGGATGATGGAAACGTATCATATTCCGCCACGCCAACATCTCTTTCGTGTCATGTGCGGAGTGAGGTCATCCGGGAGATGGTCGGAGATAGAGTAGAGGTATTCACAAAACCAGTCCTCGTTTTCGATGAGGATGCAGATATCGATGTTGAGGGAAAGATTGTCTTTCAGGATGGTTCGACTTTCATCATCAGGTCGGTGAATGAAGTGTACGGGCCGGATGGAAATACATACTTCATCGAGGTGAGGGGATGAACATCATGGACGAGGTCAAAAACATCATGTATCGGGAAGCCCAGAAAATCATGAACGAGTCCGTGAAAATTTGCCCGGTTGATACAGGAAGACTCAGGGCATCCCGCAGAGTTGCGATCATCGAGGGGCCGGGAGAGATCAAAGCTGAACTCAGCTACAATACCGAATATGCTCTTAGAGTGCATGAAGACCTCGAAGCATATCACCGACCGCCTACTCAGGCAAAGTTTCTGGAGATGCCCGTACGGAGGAATATCCCGACCATCAGAAAGAATCTGGAAAGGAAAATAAAGGAGGTACTGGATGAGCGCCGTTGATGATCTTGCTGATTATCTTGAAACGGCCGGTCACGGCACTGTTGGGACGGATATTTTCAAAGACCGGATGCCGCCCTCTCCAACTGCCTGCACTGTACTCTATCAGTATGGGGGAGAGACACCTGAAGTTCTCTGTGGTATTGAATATCCGCTCGTCCAGATCAAAACGAGGGGAGCAAACAGGGACGAAGCACTGACAAGAATATATGATGTCCGGAATAAGATTCATCTGTTGCATAATGAAACGATCAACAGCATCAATTATCTCTTTGTTCAGGCCCTCGATTCTCCCGCATTTCTCGGATATGATCGCCAGGGAGATCAGGGGTATCCCGTATATGGTATGAATTTCAGGGTGGTGAGAATTATATGACTATGGTATTGAAAAATGCGAAAGTTTATTTAGATTCCTGCGATATCGGTGGCGTCGCCAATCGCATAAGATATGGACTAGACAACCGCGTTTTAGAGGCGACATCAATATCCGACTCGGTCGAAAAATATGTCGCAGGGATATCGAAATTTACGACCGAGATTGATGGATATTATGGCCAGTGTATTGATGAATGTGTAGAAAATTATACGACACCGCTATTATCAATATTCACAGGATCAAAACCAAATCATTATGGTTATAGTATGGAAAGCGTCGAGGCGGAAGCGACGTTCAATTTCCCGGTCGGTGAACTGAAAAACTACACAATCCGCTTCGAATCGAAAAGCCGGGGAGTCCGTGTAGTTACGCTTGACGGGGAGATTACAAAAACATCGACATACACAGGAAACGGGAAAGAGCTGGGAGCAGTATCATCTGATCAGAAACTGTACTCCTTTGCCCATGTGATCGATGTGAGCGGATCATCCCCTACACTGGATATCACGGTGGAAAGTGATGCGGATAACAGTTTTTCATCTCCAACAACGAGAATAACACATACACAGTTTACTGATACTGGCTCAGAAATGAAGACAGCTGATGGGCCAATAACGGATACATGGTTCAGGGTAAAGTATACGATCGGTGGTGGTTCACCATCGTTCACCATGATTGTAGGTTTAGGAATAG